ATGGTTGGCTGGCTGCATAAAGGTGATTTCACCAAAGGCAAGCCAGCAGTGTGCGATAGCGAAGGCTGTGGTCATTGGAGCGTAATTATTGGATACGACAAAGACGATTTCATTGCCATGGATCCCATGGGCAAGCCAGACATGGAGCATGGCGGTCATGACACCACAAAATCAGGGGAGCGGATCAAGATGTCGCGGCCTGCTTTCTATCAGCGTTGGTCTATAGAAGGAGAAGCAAGCGGCTGGGCTGTATTTGTGGATCGATGAACTGGGGCTATATCAGTGCTTTTTGGACAACAGTCGTGATGAACTGTGTTCAACCCGTGAATTGGCAGGCTTGTTTACCAGTGCAGGACTGGTTATTCCCGGCTATAGGTGATTACATACGGTTCAAGACGGAGGAGCCCTATGCCTCCGAAAAACGAGCCTTAAACAGTTTCGACTGGATGGTGGTCGAGCCGAGCCTTGAAGAAGAATTAAGGCTAGAGCGATCGATAAGATCCATTGAAGACTGTGACAACGTTGATGTTTTGTCTCAGCTATGCGTGTCGCTAATGCGTACACAAGCGCACCAAAGCAAGCTTCTTAAACAATGCGTTGGTCACATTGCTTTGCTTGAGGCCGTTTTTTTTGACGCAACGCAGAAGCCCTAAAAGCTTTTTCTAATGCAGTCAGCTTTGGGTTGGATTCGTGCAACGTGTCCCGGACTTTTGCTTTGGCCGCGTCAATTTGATCCTGAGGACGGGTTGTCCAGTTCATGTTCACTGGGGCCATGGCTCAAATGCTGAGGATTGGTCTCGTCGCAGTTATAGAGGCGTGTCAGGTAGGTGTAAAGCCATTCTGCTTGCCATTGTTGCGAGTGATAGCGAACTATGCCAGCGGCTTCTACGCGCCAAATCAGCTTTCCGTCTTTTTCGACTTGCTCAATGGTTGGTTTCATATCAAAAGAATAGGCACGGTGTTAGCCGTGCCCATTGAATCAATCAGAAATCAGCTGTGCTGTTGCTTTGGATCTTTGCTGCAGGTTGATCGAGCCAAAGTCGCCGTATTGACCGGTTTGACCTTTGCCATTCAGGTAAAAGCCTTCAACCTCAATTTCTTTTTTCTTAGCAAAATCCCATACCTTGCCTGGCTTAATCCGATCAGACTCGCCAGCCAGTTTTTGCAGGTAAGAAGCAAGCTCAAGGATGGATTGCTTGGTCACGAACAAAGACAACTGCTTGGGTTGCTTGCCTTCTGTATCAAAGCGGATTTTCACCAACAGACCATTTGATTTGGTCTGTGAGAGCGGGAACGAAATCAGCCATTGTGTTTGATGCCTTTGAAGAATTGAGAAATGATAATGGTTAACGCCTGGTTTTGCGTTGTAGCCCCGAGACTTCATGAAGTGTCGGAGTGACATGGCTAGATCGGTGTCCAGCCGAACTTGAAAATGCAGATGACGCCGTTCTTCGTCACGCTTGGCCTGTGCTGTTTTTTCATCGTCAGACATAATTTTTGAAGTTTAGGCGTTCATCCAGTTTTGATGCTTAACACTGTACTAAAGCCGGTGCGACTTTGTCATCACTCGGCGAGATTAAAATCCCGTCGAAAGTCCGTACAAAATCGAGCAAGGTTGTCAGGCGTCAGCTCTTTGACAAGGCCAAGGCATTGTTCGCGATCTTCCTTTGAAAGCGGTTGATCTTGTCGGCAATGCCTTCAATCTTTGCTGCAGGTTTAGCAGCCAGGGCAGATTCTTTGCGATGTGGGTTTTCAACCTCTTCGCGTGCCCATAACTGCCAGGCAAGACCAAATTGCGCCGCAGCAGCAGTACAAAGACAACGTCGATGACTATCTGTTAAATCACGGGCGCTAACTTTTTCATAAACAATTGCGCTGTTGCGGTTGTCCATAATTGCCTGAGGAAAATCAGGCGTTCTTTCACCATTAGGGCCAGTGAAATAGCCAACAACATAAGCAGTGCCGTTGGGTGCTTTCCAGACGTGACTATTGTCAACGTAATAAGCAAGGCAAAATTGCCAGCCTGGGGCGTGATCATGCAGCAAGTGCATAGTACGGCACCAGTTCACATAATCGGCTTTGTAACTTCCGGTTCCTTTTTGACTTACGTCATCAGTCGTAATAACATTGCCAAGATTAGGAAATTGCGGCGATGGTGATGATGGCGGAGGGTTGTTCGTTTCTGGCATAGCGTTTTAGAGCATTAAGAGTAATCACTTGGGCATCGTCGTTGAAACAAACGCTGGTGCAACTGTCCAGGACAGCGCGGCTCAGCTTGTCTATGTCTCCGATGCGTGCGGTGCAATGAGAAGGGGCTTTTGGCTTGAGTTCTCCGTTACTGCGGAAGTGGCCTTTTGGTCTGGCAAATATAAAAGTGACCGAGACCAAAATGGGCTTATCCATCATGGCATACCAGCCATCAGGTAAAGCCTCAAGCGCGGCATATTTAACGCATTGTCGCCAAGGCTTGCAACGTTTGGAAGACTCCAAAAGAATGCCCCTGCCGACATGGCGCTTGCTGCCCTGTGGGGCAGGTTTGCCAAGCACGGTAAACGTAAAACTACTGGGGCAGGTTGTCAAATGCTGTGTCAATTGCAGAGTTCAGCAAAGCCAACGCAAGCGTAGTCGGTGCAACTTTGCGTTGCTGTACTTCGATTGTTTGGCCTGCAACTTCCACTTCAACGGTGTAGCCGGAAGTTGTCTCAGAAAGCTTCATAAGTTTTTCTGCGCGGTCGGCGTCAAGATTAATGGCGACTGATTTCATGATGTTGAGGGAGTAAAACGGGACTTACGCAAAAGCCGCCCAAGATTAATGAAGTTGCCCGTAGTTGCCGCGTGCTTTTTGCTCGCGTGTTTTAAAAAAACCTTCAAGATCAGGGAATTGATCCATCAAATCACGAGCCGCGAAAGCCGTGTGATTGTTGTTGATTTTCAGGCCAAGGTCACCGGTTGTTGCGCGTGTCTCCCATCGGAGAATGTGAAACAAACCGTCCATCGAATAACGGCTATGACCCGACAGTTTTAGTTCTCGGGCTAACCCTGCGAGCTGCAATAAAAGGCCAGGATTTCTGGCCTTGCATTGCTGCCACTGCAAATACAGTTTTTGCGTCATTGGGACAAACTTTCGCAGGCACGTTGCCAGCCTTGCTCGCAGTGTGTGATTTGCTGTTGATTGTGAACGCTGGTCAAGGGTGAGCCAGGTCGCTGTAGAAAACAGCAGGCCAAAAACAAGACAGACCAAAAAATTTGTGTTTTCGGGCTTGTAGTAGCGGGAACGTGACTTCATGGAAAAGAAAAGTTGATGTGGGGCTCTCGCCTAAACGCATGGTGGCATACCTAGGCATACCTGTCAAGTCAGCACTCTGACCTGATCGCCAGTGCCTGCCCAAGAGATATATGGGCCGATGTTTACCTCTGGCTCTTGCGCTGTGTACCATCTGTAATCGCAGCTATTGCAATGACGGCGCCGCACTATTTCATAGGGACCATCAACAGTCCTTTTGGTCGTCACAACATGGACGCGGAATGATCCGCACTTGGGGCACTTCATCTTGATTTGACGGCTCAAAAGTCTGGCTGCTCAGCAGAGAATCGTTCCCAGCTTTGCTGGAAGGCTTTAAGACACTCCTCTGGGTCTTGCTTGATCACCTTACATTTTTCGGGGCCGCTGACGACGGTGACGCACATCCCGACCGTGATAGTTGGCTGACATAAAGAAAGCAGGCTGCAATATGCCCCTAGCTGGGCCGTTGCTGGCTTGCGAGCTGCAATTGCTTTTTTGCTGCTGACCGTTTTCAGGTCTCCCAAGATCACCAATTGCTTGCTGGGCTCCAGCCCTTCTTCTTTCAACCGAATCAAAAAGTCAAAGCTGCCGCCAAGGCTTTTGTATCTGTCCATCACCCTGTATTCAGTCGCCAAGGTTTCGACGCCCCTAAAAAATGAATCGTCGAGCAGTGGATCAAGCCACGGCGACCATTTGTCATCGACGATCTGTGGCTCATCAAGAAGGTGCAGCTCCAACGCCTTATGGATTGCTGTCCCTCTGGCAGCCCAGCCATCGGGGCCGTCTTTGTACTTGTCGATCATGGCTCGCTTGAACGGCGTCATATCAACGTTCAGCACATCTGAAACGTTGTGCGCCAGCCATTCGCCCCGCCATCGATAACGGTGCAAGCCTTCGTGGAACTCAAGATCTGGAACCGGGTCAAGCATGAGGGGGTTGCGCTGTGTGCCCACTATGGGCATACTTTGGCAGCCAAGCAACCCCAGACCATGTCGGAACTGGACCAAATCACGAACACTAGAGTGCTGATTGACCCCAGGGTCATTTCTGAGATTGACAGGAAAAGGCCCATCGGCGTCACCCGCACCGGCTGGGTCAACCTGCTGCTTCAAAAGGCAATCGCATCAGAACCGGAGCCCCTTGCCCGTGACTGATCTCAAGGCAGAAGAACGCGCTTTTGATCTGTTGCAGTGGGTGCCGTATTGCCTTCCGTCTCAATATGACGAAGAGCAAGCCATGCTCGGCTATTACAGCAAGACGCAGAAAGATCGTTCAGACCGTGCCATCGACGCATGGGACGCTGATCATCCCTACAAATCCAGCGACGAACTAGAAGCATTCAAAGAACTGGAGAGGCTTGGTGTCTACACACAGGCTGACTTTTACTCACCAAGCAAAGCCAAAGATGGACACTACACCGGGCGAATCAAAGCCCTCCGAGATTCTGCCCGAAAGCCTGAAGGACCACCAAGATCTGCTGGACCGGCTCGACCAATACGCAAGCACCGTCCTTTGTAACGAGACAGACGAGCTACGCCGTTCGCAACTGCTTCGCCTTTACGCCGATGAGGTTGGTTGTCCGATTAACGAAAAAACTGCGGGCATTGTTTTAAGCAAGGCCCAAGGTCAAATTGCTGGCGTATCAGTCCCACGGAAACGTGGCGAAAAGTTAGACACAACCCCAACCCCATGGTCGTGGGAAGGTGTGATCATGGCTTCTACGTTTAACCTGCTTGTCGCACCACCAAAGGTTGGCAAGTCTGCCCTGATGGTAGGAATGATCAGCGCATGGTTTCATGGCGAAGAATCTTATCTAGGCCAAAAACTTCATGGCACTTGTCCCAAGGTTTACATCATTGGGACTGATCAACCTGAAAGCGATTGGAACACCTTGTTTGAACGCGAAGGTTTGGTGAATAGCGATGGCGAGTTATCAGGCCCGATCGAAATGTTGTGGCATACGGGAGCACCGTTGCATCTAACAGACGAGGGCGTAAAACATCTTGCTGAGATTGCAGAAGAAAACCCTGGGTCGTTCTTTTTGCTCGATAGCTATCACGCCTGCTGTGCGCCGCTTGGCCTTGAAGAGGCTGCTTCAAGCTTTGATGGCCCAGCTCGTCAACTTGCCGAAGCCCTGGCACCCCATAAGGCCACGTTGGCGATGATCCACCACACCAATAAAAGCGTTAGCGGTGGCAATGCAACCAATGCCAGCCGGGGCAGCAATGCCTTGCCTGCGGCGGCCAGCCTCACGATCTTGATGAACTGGTTTAAGCAGCCTGCTGAAGGCCAGACGCAATCAGATCACCGCGTTGTGCTCAAGACGCAGGGGAGGGCAAAAGGCACGACCCTGCTGATTGAGCTTGAAGACGATGGATGGGTGCATCACGGCGACGGTGAAAGCGTCTTGGCTGCTGAATCGATGCAAGAGGCAGCAGACGAGCTGCAAGGCCGTCAAGCCGATATTTTTGATTACATCTGCGAGCGTTGGTCAGACGGGCAGTTCCCCGTTGTCGCGAGTGAGCTGGCAGACGTGGCCAAATGCAACGCAAGCAAGGTCAACCGCGCCCTGCGTGCATTGGAGAAAAAAGACCTTGTTCGGCAGGACGGGCAGCTTGATGCGCTTGTGTCTGGTGGTCGTCCTCAGCTCTTGTGGGTTCCCAATACCCCCTCCCCGGAAATAGGGGGAAAAGGGGGAAAAACGTCAACAACCCCTCGCGCGTCACATGAAATAAGGGGTTATTCCCCTTCTTCCCCTTGTTTACCCGATTCCCTTGACACCTCCACCGTGGGGGTTTTACCCCCCGGCACTCCTGTTGAATTACGACGCGGCGATGCCTGGTCAAATGGCTGGGTTATTGCCAATGCGACCAAAATGGACAGCATCCGCGCTGCGAAGCTCGGAAGCCCCAACATCACGATTAGTTCCTTGCGATGGGAACTAGACGTGCGCCTTTGTCAATTTGGCTTGCAAGAGCCTGAACCCACTGATTCTTTTGATTTCTAATGTCTGAATCCGGCAGAAAACACCCGATCAGGGTCGATATCCGTTTAACCGCTGCAGAGCGGGATGCGCTTTCGCAGGAGGCCATACAGCGTGGCATCACGCGCCAGGAGCTGCTTAGGGCTCGTGTGTTGAGCGAAGCGAACCAGCCAGCACCAATTCCTGAAATCAAGCCTGTGCATTACAGCAAGGGTCGTGACTCCATTGACCGGGCCATTGCTGCTGTCAATCGCCGCTATGACGTCCCACACGCGCAGCTAGAGCCATTGATCTGCACTGTCATCTGTGCCTTGAATGCAAAAGGTTGACACGGGTATGCCCCGGATGTATGTTGTGTGCACAGGGGGAGACCCCATCACCAAAGAACAAATGACCGTCGCAACTGCACAAGCCTTTCAGCCAGGTCAAATCGTCTATAGCCAGTCAGGCTGCACGATGACCCACGTCAACTTTTTTGTTGTTGACCGAGTAACCGCCAAAAGCGTTTGGTTTCGTTCAATCAGCAAGTTCACAACTGACACTTCCCACGGTCAAGGAACAGTTGTCCCAAACCCACTGCATCAAGCTCCTGATCATTGCGTTTTTCGCATGAAGATCCAGCTCAACGACGACGGCTCACAATGCGCTTTTGATCGCATTGATGTTTATCAAATCTGGAACGGTCAACCCTGCTACGTCAATTCCTGGGATTGAAATCCTGCGCTTTTTTCTTGCGTTAACACCATGCTTGATTATCACCACACCTGGCTCAACTTATTTGATGAATTTCAGGCCACTCAAGACAAGCTTGATTCGTCAAATCTTCTCAAGCTCTCGCCTGTCGAGCCTTGTTACACCGTCAACGCCTACAAAGGCTCTGAGCACATTTGGGAAGACTTTGCCTACGACAATGACGAGTTACAGAGCCTTAAAAACGCCGCCACTAAAGCTAGCTTCACCTACACCGTCGAAGAGCGCAACTAATGGAAAACACAGATCATCAAGATGACATTCGTTCGGCGTTATGGCACATAGCCTCTGCCCTCAAAGGCATTGAGCAAAAGCTAGACAGGCTTGAAACAACATCCGATATGTTGGTTTCTCTCAGCAACTCGCTTGAAGCCTTTACCGGTCCATACCTCACACAGCGTGACCCTAACGGCAAGTTTGATCGACACCTCGACTTATTAGAGAGGCATGTCAAACTCTTGGAAGAGCAAGACCATATTCGTAAGCACATCAGATGATGTTGCGTCGGGGCGCCTGATGCCTGGTCTCATACAGCAGGCTGAAAGCTATAAAACACCCACCCCCGTGGGAAAAGCAGGGCGGGCCTGGTGTCCCGATCAATACCCCGACAACACATTTTAAAACTTTTTTTATGACTGAAAAATCTTGGATTACCTCTGTCTCAAAAGACGGAATCTCAAATGCTGCCCGACTGCATCCAGAAATCGCTGAGTTTGCTGTTCAGATTGTCAAACGAGATTTGAAGTTCATCAAAAAATCAGGGATCGAGATGTTCAAACGCAGGCTTTACGAGGACTTGTACGAGATCGACATGTTTTTGCAGGAGGCTGAAACACGCGGAAAGGTTCTTGACTCGCCCATCGTCGGCGTTGCTGTAATCAACCTTGGGCACGAGAGCAACGCTCGTATTCCCCTGACTGCTGAGCTGTGGGAAAAAGAGCGCGACATGCCGACCGCTCGACCCGGTCATAACAGAGGCTTTAAGTCATGACCCAAGACGATTCCCTTCGCGCCAAAGCGCGTCAAAATACGCTCCGTGCCTTCCTTTCCTATGAAGCCAGACTCAGCGCTGCCTATCGCCAAGCTGCGTACGCTCGAACCAGACGGCCGGATCATGATCACAGTTGGCGAGCAACCGATTCAATTCAGGTCGATTGTGAGTAGCCATCACCTCGTAGAAGAAAAAATAATTCGCCTTCAGAGCTACTGGCTTAAAGCAAGTCAAAACCAAGAGCTTTAAGCTACGCTATAAATCAAGCAGCTTTTTTGGCTTGGCATCAATAACATCTTTAAAGTCAGACCATAAAAATGCACGACGCAGGACAGATCGTTCTTCTGAGTTAATTAAAGAATCGCTGCAACGTTATGGCGCTGCTCGAAGCATTGTTATCGATGAAGACAACCGCATCCTTGCGGGCAATGGCACCATTGATGGAGCGAAGGCCGCAGGCATCAAAAATGTACGCATAATTGAAACCGATGGTGACGAGATTATCGCCGTTAAACGCACCGGCCTATCAGAGGAGCAAAAGGTCGGCTTAGCTTTGGCTGACAACCGCACGGCTGATCTCAGCGAATGGGATCAAGAGATGCTGCATCAGCTCTCGCAAGAACAGGACATCAGCCCTTGGTTTGATCAGGACGACCTGAACGAAATTCTGAACGTCACGGAGCTTGATCCTGAAGAGGGCAACACAGATCCTGACGACGTACCAGAAGCACCAGAAGATCCCACAACCAAACCAGGCGACCTGTGGATCCTCGGCAACCATCGCCTCCTCTGCGGTGACAGCACCAACCTGCAGCACGTTGAACGTCTGATGGATGGCAAGAAGGCAGACATGGTCTTCACCGACCCGCCGTATGGCGTTAGCTACGAGGGGGGGCATAATTTGAAGAAACGAGATCAGATTAAAAATGACGCTTTGCAAGGGACAGATTTAACTAACTTGTTCGCTGATGCTCTTTCTTCGGCACTATCTGTTACGGCAGATCACGCAGCTTTTTATATCTGGTTTGCCTCTGGCAAAAGCGTCGAGACATTTGCTTCTTTCGCAAATTTGCCACTTGATTTACGGGCTGTCATTCAGTGGTACAAGGTCCGCTCGGGGCTCGGGGCTTTTATGGCTCAGTACATCCCTAACTGTGAACCTTGCATTTATGCCTTTAAGTCTGGCTGTTCTCCGCAATGGTTTGGCCCAACTGATGAGAAAACTGTTTGGGAGTTGCAAAAAGAATCAAGGAATGAGTTTCATCCCACCCAAAAGCCAGTTGAGCTTTCCCGCCGCGCTCTCCGCAACAGCAGCAAACCTAATCAGCTAATCCTCGATCTATTTGGTGGATCAGGCGCAACACTGATTGCTTGCGAGCAAGATCACCGCCACGCTCGCCTCATGGAACTAGACCCCGCCTATTGCGACGTAATCGTCAAACGCTGGGAAGACTTCACCGGTAACACCGCCATCTGCGAACCATCTGCGGCACACTTTGAACAGGAGGAGTCAAAAGGCTGATGGCCCATAAGTCCACAAAAATTGAAATGGACATGAGAGTTAACCGTGTCGCTCGGCTTTTAGCCAACGGCGCTGTGCGCTCTGAAATCATGCAGTACGCAGCAAAGGAGTGGGAGGCTGCGGAGCGCACTACAGACACTTATATCGCCAAGGCACGGGATCTTATCCGGGCTGATTGGGAAACGGATCGGCTGACTTTTACAGCAGAGATTTTGGCCCAGCTCGCCACGCTGCAAAAAGAGGCCCGCAAGACCAACAACCTCAACGCCGCTTTGGGTTGCATCAAGACCGCAGCGCAGATAGCGCAAGTGCTTCAATGACGTTTCTTAGCCACATTGAAAGCGGATCAATCCTGAATCGAATTGGCGAAAGAAATTCAGAGCTAGACGTTCAAGCCTTAGTCACACAGATCAAGGCCGACTTGCACCCAGGCCAGCTTGCCTTTGTAGAAGATCAAACGACAGAAATTATTGGCCTGTCTGCTGGGTATGGGGCGGGCAAGACCCGTAGCTTGGCTGCGAAGGCTGTCGTCCTTGCGGCATTAAATCAAGGCTTTATGGGTTGCGTAATGGAGCCGACAGGCCCATTGATTCGTGACATTTGGATGAATGACTTTGAAGAGTTCCTTGAGGCTTACGAAATCCCCTACACGTTTAGAGCAAGCCCACTTCCAGAATATGTTTTGCATCTACCCGGCGGTGATAGCAAGATCTTGTGCCGCAGTTTTGAGAACTGGTCACGCATCATCGGCTTAAACCTTGCCTGGGTGCTTGCTGACGAAATCGATACGGTTGCTCCTTCAATTGCAGAGAAAGCATTCCCTAAGATCCTTGGTCGCCTTCGTGCTGGTAACGTGCGACAGTTTGCCGCTGCGTCAACGCCTGAAGGCTTTCGCTGGATGTGGAACACGTTTGGCACAGAGGAAGCACAACAACGCTCTGATCGGAAACTGATCAAGATGCGCAGTGCAGACAATCCACATCTGCCGCCAGACTTTATTGCACGCCTCGAAGCAAACTACGATCCAAGCCTGTTAAAGGCGTATTTGCTTGGAGAGTTTACGAATCTGACTACCGGTCAGGTTTATGACCGTTTTGATCGTGCCAAGCATGTAATCACCAATATTCCTGATGTCAGCAATGAGCCTCTTCGTGTGGGCGTTGACTTCAATATTGGAAATATGAGCGCTTGCTTAGGCGTGCGCTTAGGTAACTCTTTGCTTTTGATTGAAGAGATTAGCGGTGCACATGACACTGATGCTATGGCGCAAGAAATACAACGCCGCGCTGATGGGCGCCAGGTTTACGTTTACCCTGACGCCTCTGGCGGTAGCCGCAGCACAAATGCTTCACGTACGGACATTCAGATCTTGGAGTCGTACGGCTTTAGCAATCAATCACCAAAGGCCAACCCTCCCGTACGTGATCGGGTGGCTTCTGTTCAAGCTTTGTTGGAAAACGGAAAAGGCGAAGTCAGGTTGCAGGTCGCCGCAAATTGCAAACGAACGATTGAATGTTTAGAGCTTCAGTCATACACAGAAGCAGGCGACCCCGATAAAGATGCGGGTTATGACCATATGAATGATGCCCTTGGTTATCTTGTTTACCGCGACTTCAGCATGATTCATGCGCGTGCTGGACGGGGCACTGGCATTAGGCTCTACTAAACTGTGGTATCGGGCGGGATTTAACTGTGTATTCAGGCTTTTCTGGTGGTCGCCAACGCGTAGGCAACGTCACGACGGTAGATAGCCCAAACACGGCTTGGGTCAACATGCAGCCGCATTGGGAGCTTCTAGAGGCCCTCCAGGGGGGAACATTTAGCGTGCGCAGAAAGCATCGTAAGTACCTTCCGCAAGAACCACGAGAGCAAGATTCTAGTTACGACGTAAGGCTCCAGCGGTCAGTTTGCTCCCCATTTACAACTCGAATCGAGCGCATGTTGGCGGGCATGTTGACTCGTAAGCCGGTCAGGCTTGACGATGTAACTGATCAAATTCGAGAGCAACTATTTGACGTTGATTTGCAGGGCAATGACCTGCAAAGCTGGCTTTACAACACGTCGCGCATTTGCATTCGCTACGGGCATGTTGGCGTTCTTGTTGACGCCCCAAAGTCTGGCGACAATGGCCGTCCCTACTGGATCACATATTCCCCAAAAGATATTTTGGGTTTTAGGTATGAATTAACTGATGGACAGCAAAAACTGACGCAGCTTCGCCTGTTTGAAAAGGTGCTTATCCCAGATGGTTTGTATGGCGAAAAGCAAGTTGAGCAGGTGCGCGTCTTAACCCCTGGTGCATTTGAAATCTTCCAGAAAGATCAAAAAGGCGACTTTCGTGTTGTTGATGAAGGCACGACAAGCTTGAGCGAAATTCCGTTTAGCGTTGCTTATTCCAACCGCACAGGTGTTTTGGAATCATTCCCACCTTTGGCGGATATTGCCGAGCTAAACCTTCAGCACTATCAAGTGCAGTCTGATCTTTCGAATCAACTGCATATCAGTGCTGTGCCCCTTTTATGTTTATTCGGATTCCCTGCAGCAGCAGAAGAAATTAGCGCAGGCCCCGGCGAAGCTTTTGCCCTTCCTACAGATGCACGAGGTGAATACCTAGAACCGGCTGGCAACAGCTACGACGCGCAGTTCCGCAGGCTTGATCAGATCGTTTCGCAAATCAATGACCTTGGCCTTGCTGCTGTGATGGGTGCAAAACTCAGCGCAGAAACTGCCGAGTCAAAGCGCATAGACCGGTCTCAGGGGGACAGCACGATGATGGTCTTAGCACAGCAGATGCAGGACATGATCGACAACTGCCTGCGGTTTCATGCTGATTATCTGCAGGAGTCGCAAGCTGGCAGCAGCCTTGTCAATCGTGACTTTATGGGCGCAAGGCTTGAGCCACAAGAGATTCAAGCGTTGTTGCAGCTTTACACCGCTGGCACGGTGACACAAGAAACGTTGTTGCTGCAGCTAGAAGCAGGGGAAGTGCTTGGTGATGATTTTGATGTTGAAGCCGAGCTTGAGGCAACGCAAGCCGGTGGATTGATGGAAACACCGCAACCAGTCCCGCAGCAAGAAGTCACAATGCCTGAAGGTGAACCGGAGGCAAACGATGAGCTGGTTGGATGATTTGCGCAAGCCAAAGACGGGACAACCATCAAATCGAGAGTTTTTCTATTCGCATGACAGGCTTGCCAATCAGTATTTTGCCGTCATCCGACTGACGTGGTATTTGGAAGGCAAGGTTTGCGCCGTAACCGAAAGCAGTATTGCTATTTATGACAAAGACGTCGTGGCGGAATTTACGTCAATCGTGGACAACGCTCTAAAGCTTGGTGCGGATGTGTCTGTTGTTTGCATTGAAGAAGCTCAAGCCCTTGGCATCTATGAAAAATGAGCGAACCTGAAGCCTTTTATAGGCAGGCAATTGATTTAAACCGCTACAGCAACCACGTCGCGTTGAATGTAATGCGGGCTTACAACAACATCGTTGTTGATGCTGCTAGCAAGCTGAATGACATAGGTTCATTGAATCCAAGGGAAGCGGCGCGACTCAACACGTTGCTGCTGCAAACAAAAGAAAGCTTGGCTACTTGGGCTGGGAATAGCAGCGTTTATTTAATGCAAGAGCTGCAAGGGCTTGCCTTGCTGGAAGACGAATTTATCGTTCAACAAATCAAGAACGTAGTAAAGCCAGAGTTAGTGCCTGGTGTTCGCAGCGTTGAAATTACGCCAGATTTTGCTAAGGCCATTGTGATGGATGACCCAACAGACCTGAACGCGGCTGTATTCCAAAGAGACTTGCAAGGACAGATTGAAGGCGTACCTCCAGGCACTGTCAGGCTTGACGCGGCAAAAGGGTCAGCCCTTGTTATGCCTAATGGCAAAACATTAAATACATCATTCCGTCAACTTGCTGAAGCATCAGCCGCAAAGTTTCGGGTAACTGTTCAAGACGGAATGCTGACCGGTGAAAATATGCGAGACATGGTCAAGCGTTTACGCGGTGACTTGCGGTTCAATGATGCGGCAGACATTGCCCGCACTGCAGCCAAAGGCGGCACGTTGACAACGCTTTCTGATGCACAGATTCGAGCATTGATTAGAACGTCTGTCACGCAGGTAAGCAACACGGTAGACAATCAGGTTTATGCCGCTAATCAAGATGTGATCGTGGCGTACCGCTATAGAGCGGTTTTGGATTTAAGAACAACCGCTATTTGCCAATCACTTGACGGCAGAGTTTTTAAGTTCGGCAAAGGACCAGAGCCGCCACAACATTTCGGTTGCCGGTCTCGAATCACATTTATTACCAGAGCAGAAGCAGAAGGCGACGTGCAACAGCGCGGAAAACGTGCGGCACTTGGCGGCCTTGTCCCTGTCGATCAACAGTATGGAACTTGGCTATCAAACAGAACGGTGCAGCAACAGAATGAAGCCTTAGGCGGCAAGGGCAAGGGTGATGTGTTCCGCAGCCTTTTGAAGAAAGGTGAATCAGGCGATGTTGCGATCAGGAAATTTGTCAGCAATGACGGGTCAGAACTAACCTTAAAAGACTTGCAGGCCAAATACGGTGCCTCTTAAGCGTGGCGGCAGCCAGCAAATCATTTCGCAAAATATCCGCAAGCTGATCAAGGAAGGCAAGAGCCGGTCACAAGCGGCAGCAATCGCATTCAAGGAAGCAGGCAAGCGCGGCAAACGAAAGCGCAAATGACCGAGGGCAAAAGAAGCGTTACCCTGTTGTTGTTGCTAGCAAATGCGATCAATGCAGCTACACAGCAGGTTCAAGCTGACGATTGAAACTGAAGAAGCACCACCTCTTTCTTGCCCGCCTAAAAAGCCCGGCACCAAAAAAGCTGTAGCCAAGAAAGCAGCAGCCAAGGAGGAATCCTGATGCCTAGCTACTCCGGGTCAAAGAAGCCTCAAAAGCCTGCTCCTAAGAAAAAGAAAGGGGCCAAGAAGAAGTGAAAAAAGGTTCTCGCGTTAGCTGGGTTTACCAGGGTAAGCGGACTTTTGGCGTTGTTACCGGTAGCGGTGGCAAGCGTGCATCAGTTAAAGGGCCAAGCGGCGGAACAATTACTCGTGTCGGCACTGATGCTGATCCTGTTGTGCGGATCAAATCAGAAAGCACTGGCGGCCCTGTACTTAAGCGCCGTTCTCAGTTGAAAGCAGCACCAAAAGGCAAATGACCATCAAACGTGGTGGTCATACGTTTGAGGGCTACGACAAGCCAATTAAGACGCCGAATCATTCGAGCGGCAAATCACACGCCGTTGTGGTCAGCGTTAAAGGCAGCCCGAAGCTCATACGTTTTGGGATGCAGGGCGCTAAGACAAAGCCCCCGCGCAAGGGTGAATCAGCGGCGGATAAGGCAAAGCGTGCGTCTTTTAAAGCGCGTCATGCGAAAAATATTGCCAAAGGGAAAACAAGCGCCGCATATTGGGCGAACAAATAAATGGAGCTGATAACCTTTAGAGGCAATTTAGCCTGTGGCTAATTCATGTCCGAAGAACAAACTGCTCCTGTGGAGCAATCTGTTGACACCAGCGAATTGAAAACAGAACTCGAATCAATGAGGCGTAAAAACGCTGAATTGTTGGATGAGTACAAAAAAGCAAAAGCTCAAAGCAAAGGCTGTTCCTGATGGCGTTGATGTTCAGGAGTTACTGGATTTCAAAGCCAAAGCGGAACAAGAAGATCTGGAAAAGCAAGGCAAGTACGGCGAAGCTCGACAAGCTTTGGAGCAACAATTCCGTGAGGCGACGGCGGAGAAGGACAAGCGCATTTCTGAACTCGAAGCGCGTGTTCGTGAGCTGGAATTAATTACGCCTGCTGTCAGTGCTTTGGCTGATGTTGTTCATGACCCTGACTTGATTTTAAAAACCAAGTTGACCAGTGAACAAATCGAGCGTGAGCCTGATGGCACCGTTGTTGTTGTTGATGGCTATCAACGAACACCTGTCGGTGAATGGGCCAAGACTTTGCCAGCTTGGATGCAAAAACAACCCAAGCCTCAAGGCAGTGGCGCACCTTCTGGGCGTGCATCAAGTGATTCTGTTGCTGGTGTCAAAAATCCATTCAGCAAAGAAACGTTCAACCTCACAGAACAATCACGCTTATTTAAAACTGATCGTGACATGTATGAAAGGTTGAAAAACGCAGCTAACCGTTAGTATGTGACCTAATGGCAAAGCTGTGCTGCGCCTAAGGGCTGTGCCCACACCGTAAACATTCTCTTTTTTTGACAGATGGCGACTCTTAGGAGCGACATCATCATCCCTGAGGTATTTACGCCTTACGTCATTGAGCAAACCACTCAGCGTGATGCCTTCCTGGCAAGCGGTGTGGTGCAGCCAATGGCTGAGCTAAATGCTGCAGAGGGTGGTGGCGACTTTATTCAAGTCCCTTTTTACAAAGCCAATCTTGCTGGTGATTTTGAGCGTCTAACTGATAGCTCTTCATTGACCCCAGGCAAGATCACCGCAGACAAGCAAGTTGCTGCTGTCTTGCACCGTGGTCGTGCTTTCGAGTCACGCGATTTAGCTGCCTTGGCTGCTGGTTCTGACCCGATGGCTGCCATTGGTTCAAAGATTGCTGACTACATTGCCAACCAGCGTCAGAAAGATCTTCTTTCTTGCCTTGGTGGTGTGTTTGGTGCAGTTGGTGACACCGCTGGTGGTGCTTTCCTCGGCTTAGCCGTTGATGGCGCATCTGGCGACACTCCAACCGTGCTTGGCCCACGTCAAATCGTTCAAGCAAAAGCATTGCTTGGCGATCAAGGCGAAAAGCTTGCTGCGATCTGCGTACACCCCAATGTGTACTACGACTTGATGGAGCGTCGTGCAATCGACTTCATCTATGACGACACTGGCGCTGCTGACACTGCAGCCAGCCAGGGTTCAACTGCAAACGCATTCGGTCAGCCACAAGTTCCTACTTTCATGGGACTGCGCGTGATCGTTTCTGCAGACGTACAAAGTGCAGGGGCTTCCCCGAACACTGAGTACGTTTCCTATCTGTTTACCCAAGGTGCAATCGCTTCCGGCGAACAGCTTGGCTTGCAGACAGAAACCGACCGTGACATCCTCGCCAAGAGTGATGCAATGTCGATTGATCTTCACTACGTCTACCACCCGGTAGGTTCGAAGTTCTCCTCTGCTGTTTCAAATCCAACCCGCGCTCAACTTGAGACCGTTGGAAACTGGACGAAGGTTTACGAGACCAACAACATTGGGATCGTGCGGATTACTTCCACTTCTAACCTTGATTGAGGGAGTAATTAACCATGGCATCCATTTTTGAGGCAACAGCGGGCAAACTCATTGGCCCGACAACTGGCGGCACTGTTACCCAGGCCACCAGCAAAGCGACAGGTGTGACTCTGAACGCAGCTTCAGGTCAAATCACCCTTGACGACGCAGCCCTAGCGGCTGCCGCTGAAGTGACCTTTGCGGTTACTAACAGCGAAATTGCAGCTACTGACGTTGTTGTGGTGAACCACAGCTCCGCCGGAACTGCTGGCGCTTATCTCGTTCAAGCCAACACAATTGCTGCTGGCTCGTTCGCGATCACCGTTGCAAACCTGTCCGCAGGTTCATTGGGAGAGGCAATTGTCCTTTCCTTTGTAGCTCTGAAGGGCGCAAGCTCCTGATGGGTTTATTCGCTTTCAGGCGAATGAAGGAACGCGAGGCTGCTGCGCAAGCGGTGGCCTCCGCCCCTGAAAAGCCAAAATCAAAGACTTCTGACGTGAAGCCCGATGGCAGTAACAATCAACGCAACAGCGGGCGACGCAAGCGCGAACAGCTACATAACGCTGGCTGAGGCTGACGCTTTTGTTGAAGCGATGGTTGCTTAGCACTGATGCTGAACAAGTGGACGCTCAGGCAATGCACCGATTCAGCCGCAATCGTGCGTTGACAGCAGCAGCACAGCGGCTTGACCGCGAAAGATTTTTAGGCGCACGCGCCACTGACACACAGGCATTGCAATGGCCGCGTACTGGCGTGCGAAAGCCCGATACCTACGTCAATACTTACGCGACCGGGTTTCCGTTTCGCATATCCGACGATTACTTCACCGACACCGAAGTTCCTGATCAGGTCAAGCGTGCTCAGATTGAGCTTGCTGTTTACTTGCAAGCAACAACGTTGATGGCATCAGCCTTGGCGGCCTTGAAGACTTTAAGAACGTCAAGATTGGCAGCCTTGACGTAACGCCTGACAAGACTGGTGCTGTTGGTGCAGATCGAATCCCGCCAATGGTCGAGCGTTACTTGACAGGGCTTAGAATTAGCGGACCAGGCAACATCGCAATCAAACGGAGCTGATCATGGGCATGGGTTATTCGCCGTCAAAGGCAATTATCATTACTGATACAGCCGCGCACACTGGCAGGTTTTACAAGGTGGAAGCCTTGAAAGAACTCAGTTATTGCTGCGATGACTTCTGAAGGCATTACTGAGAACGGATCAGGCGCCCCGTCTGCAATTGACCTTCACCATGGCGCTTGCATTGAAGGCGTAATTTTTACTTCGATTACTTTGACCTCTGGTCATGTCGTTGTTTATAGCGTCTGATGGGACTTGCTCAATCCCTTGAAAAAGTGGCCGGTACCGTCATCGCAAAGTTTGGCGGTGATGTGACGGTTCGTTACGTTTCTGCTGGCACTTATAACGCCACAACGGGCGCAATTACTGAGACAACCAGCGACACCGACGTTAAAGGTGTCTTGGAAGACGTAAGCGTTCGCGAGGTAAATGAGCTTGTCCAGCAGGGTGACAAACGTTTGACGGTTGCAGCGAAAGATTTGCCATCAGCTCCTGAGACAAAAGATCGCGTTGTGATCAGCACGGTTGTGCATCAAATCATTGCCTGTCTTTAGCAATAATGGGCTAACCGTGAGAGTCATTAACAACACTCAGAATTATGGCGAAGCAATCACTTTTGGCATAAATATGCCGCCTTCCTGGAAAGGTAAATTCAGGTCACGTTTTGGCTTAATAGCAGGCTGGCCTGAAAAACTTGCAGGGAAAGACACTAGAGACCAGATCCCTGGCCTATGGGCCAGCATCGTGAGGCGCGGATGACCAGCACTTACAACGACATCAGGCAAGCGATTGAAGCGCGTATTGCGACTGAACTAGCGTCAGCTCCTGCGTATCAGGTGAGCTTTGAAAACGTGCCGTTCACGCCGCCTAATAACAGCATTTGGGTCAAGGCTCAAATCCGTTTCGGTTCAAGCAATTACGCGACATTGCTTGGCCCTACCACTGGCAGCAATCGCCAGGCAGGGATTTTAGTAATCAATGTTTTCAGCCCTATCGGAGTTGGTGCTGGCGATAACTTGACGGTTGCTGAAAGGCTCAAGGATTTGTTTGACCGGAAAACTGTCAGCCAAATTATTTTCGAGGCTGCTGATGGCCCTACTTTTGTGGACGCTGCAGCGCCTGCATCTTTTTTTCAAACAGAACTAGCCATAACATTCGATGCCTTCGTACAATGAAACGAAGCCAACTACCGCTAACTCGCCATGGCCACCACGTTATCCGGTACGTCCGGCGCTCTTTATTACAAGCCTGCTGGCACCGACAGCACGTTTAAAGCCGCAAACGTCACCAATGCCGACAACACGATTGTTGTTGGAACTTTTTTAAATTTCAAGGTTGACGACAAGGTTTCGTTTGGAACCGGCACGGGTGGTACTTTGCCTGGCGGTCTATCTGCTGGCACTCCCTGTTTTCGTCAGAACTTACGTGGCGGCAACGGTTTGGCAACTTTTGCTGCAACTGCGGGGGGTGCTCAACTAACCCTGTCTAATGACGGCACTGACGGGACCACGCCATTCACGATCAAGTACTGCTGAATTTCAATCAGTAGGGCGACGTTCGTGAATGGAGCTTTGAGGTTACTCGCGAAGAAATCGATGTAACCAGCATTGGTGGAACGCTTGGTCAAAACGCACCGTTCCGTAGCTTTATCACTGGCTTCGCTGATGGCACTGGTTCCGCCACTGTTTACACCACAGACGACGACACCACAATTGCAAGTCGTTTGATTGAGGATGTCCTTCAGCGGAATCAAGTGGGCGCGACTTTCAAGCTTTACACAGACTTGATCTTGAGTGGCTCTTCGCCAAACGACACCACAAGCCGGTCAATTGAGTTTGCTGCTGTGTTGACTTCTGCCAGCTACAGCGTCAACCCAGACGATGCTCAAAGTGTAGAGATTGCATTCCGACCTTCTGCGGCCCCAACTTTCGACTTCAGCAAGGCTAGTCTTCGTGCTCTTGACCGCCTAAAGAAAGCCGCGAATCTTGTACCTGTCAAAAGAATTGTAATTCTGAGTGATGGTGCTGAGTTTGAATTTTGGTCTACGCCATTAACGATGGCAGAACGTGAACGCGCACAAAAGCAAGCCGGATCAGACGATGCCACTCAATACGCTTTGCAGCTATTGGTAAACAAAGCAACAGATGAAAATGGTCAGCGGATGTTTAAAGCTGGTGAATTGGCCGAGCTTAAAAACGACGTGCGCGACGAAGACTTGCAAGGTTTGATGCTTGCTCTTGTAACAGGTGAAGGCAACGTTACTGAGGACGAGGCAAAAAACTAGCCAAGCTCTTCAAAGATGACTATCCATTGAGGATTCAGATGCGTTTAGCCCGTGAACTGGGCTACACGTTGTCTGAGCTATCCCAAAAGATGTCACGCGAAGAGCTGCAGCTCTGGTGTTTGCTGTATGAAACAGAAGCAGCAGAAGAAGCTGAGATGCGCCGCAAAGCAAAGCGGAGGTAGACTTGTGCCACACGGTTAAGAGCTTGTGGCTGGTCAGGTTGTTGTTCAATTTGACGCGAGAAATAATGTTAGCCCCGTACTGAAAAAAATCAGGGCGGATTCAGGGCAGCTAGAAAAAGCTTTAAATGGTGGAACTTCTGCTCTTAGCAAAACCAAAAAGGGCTTTTCAGGTGCTGGTGTCGCTGCAAAAGGCGCATCAAAAGGACTTGCGGTCTTTGGGACAGCGTTTATAAAGCTGCCTTAGGGCCAATTGGGGCCGCTTTAGCAGCGATAGGCGGGCTTTCTGCTGCATTCAAAACTATTGCAGCTCAAGATTTTGCAATTGCAAAAGTTGAATCTCTTGGCGTAAATTCCGAAGAGCTTGTTACAAGGCTTAAGGAAGTTAGCAATGAATTAAATGGTCAGGCAAGCGTTGCTGAACTGACCGGTGCAGCTTATGACGTAGCTTCTGCTGGGTTTACTAAAGCTGCTGATGCAGCAGAAGTATTAAAAGCCGCAAGTCTTGGTGCTACTGGCGGGTTTAGCGACATCAATACAGTTGGCAACGCTGCAACGTCCTGTCTTAAATGCTTACGGCATAGAAGCAAGCCGAGCCACAGAAATAGTTGATAAATTTATTCAAACTCAAAAATGATGGCAAAATTGTTGTTGCTCAATATGCTGCAAATATTGGTAAAGTGGCTTCTGCCGCAGCAGGTTTAAGCATCCCTCTTGATGAGGTTAATGCTGTTATTGCGCAATCAACTGCTGCAGGGGTTCAAGCAGAAGTTGCGTTTACTGGCTTGAAAGGCGCGTTGGCGCGGTTTGCTTCTGGTGAGGCAGCAAAAGCTTTAAAAGATGTTGGCGTAAATATTGATGCAGCTACCCTTGCAAACGATGGACTTTTAGGAACGTTTAAAAAGCTTGAAGCCGCAGGACTTGATACAGGACAAATTTTTAAAGCTCTTGGTACTGAGGCTGGTCCTGCGTTGCTTCCTGTTCTAAACAATTTAGAAAAGTTTGAAGAATTATTAAAAAATCAAAAAAATTCAGCAGGCGCTGCAGCAAAAGCGCAAGCAAGGGCGGCTGACACTATTAACGGAGCGTATAAGCGGCTATCTGTTGCGATACAAAATGTTTTCAGCGATCAAACGGCACTAGGCACTTTAATAAAAACAATTTTCAAAGTAGGTGCGTTTGCTGTTGAAGTGTTAAACGAAGCTATGCGCAATCTGCAAGAAGCCGTTGCCCCTTTAGGTGAAGCTTTCCAAGAAATATTTAAAGACGTAGATTTTCAGGTTGTAGCAAATATTATAAAAAATATTCTAGTTACGTCTATGTCGCAGATTGCAAATGTTTAAAAATTATTGTTCCTTTGTCCATTCAGGTTGTAAAACTGTTAATTGACAAACTAAAGAATACCCCGTTAGGTTTCGTCGTTAGCAAAGCTTATGAGCTTGCAAAAGGCATGGGCATTATTAAAACCAAAACGGAAGAGGCTACGGTTGCGTCGGAAAAACTAAAAACCAATACCGGCAAAATTGCTCCAAAAATTGACGCTGCTACAGAAGCAAAAAACCGGTTTATTGAAGCAACAAAAAGTTCTCTTGAGTTTTTAACCCAAGAAAAAACACAAATTAAAACTCAACAATCTGCTTATGAAAATACTGTCAAGGTTACAAATGCTCGCTTAAACGCAGAAAAAGCAATCAATAAAATGCAAAACCAGGGCCTGCAAGTTGCATACGAGCTAGCCGGTTCAGCCAGTGAACGCTTGAAGATTGCGCAGGATATTTTCCGCAACGAAATGGAAGGGGCAAGTATTGTTTACCAGCAAACCTTAAACAGCATCGAGGCGGAGCGGCAAAGGCTTGATTTCCGCAGACAGGCTGCAGTCCTTGAAGCTCGGATGATTCAGGCTAAAGGTGAGTTGGCTGCAGCAGAGGCAAAAAGCGCAGACAAAGCAGCCTTAATTTTACAAAAAACAAAGGCAGCTGTAGATGTTCAAAGAGAAACTGTCCAGATGCTTGATGGTCAAATTTCTGCTCAAGGTCAAATTGCTGGTCATCAAAAACGAGCTGCTGAAGCACAACTTCAATCAGCACGTATGACCGCAGAGCAAAACTTAAAACAAAAGCTTGTCAGCAAAGAAATTAATATGAGTGATCAAAATGCAGGCAAACTTGTCGGCAAGCTTGGCGAAAGTACAACGAACGCAATTTTATTGAAAAACGAACTTGCCAACAGCAATACAAACACGCGAAACCTAGCAACAGGGACCGGGCAAGTTGCACACAATGCGGAGCAATCAGCACACATGTTTATTCAAGTTGCCACTCAAGCGTCAAATGCTGCCAATCAAATTAATAGAGCAGCAACTGCACAAAGAAATTTGAATGCAGCAAGAGCAGCTCAAGCCTCATCTAGTTCAACAACAACAACAGAAGGCGCAGCGGCTGGTGCATATTGGAAAGGAGGTTTCAAAGCCTTTGCTAAAGGCGGCATGGTTAAAGGCCCAACACTTGGGCTTATTGGCGAAGGCGGTGAACCTGAGTACATCATCCCGCAAAGCAAGGCGGCTGGTTTTGCTGCTAACTTCTTGTCAGGCAAGCGCGGGACTGGTGCCATCCCTGGTTTTGCTGATGGTGGTGTCGTTGCCCCATCCTCTGCAAGCGTAAACATCCAGACAGGGCCTGTGACGCAAATGGGTGGTCAAAAC